CTATTGGTGCCTGTGGCACTGTAATTGTGGGCAGCGTTGGTGTAATTATTAGCATCATTATGATGGGCAGTTAAAAAAGGAAAAAGACATATGAAAAATAAATTTATAGCATTATTACTAACAGTATGCACAGTACCAGCTTTTGCAGGTACAAGCGGATATCTTGGTTATACTAGTGACTACATGTATAGAGGACTGAGCCAGTCAAATGGTCAGGGAGCTCTACAAGCTAGTTTAAAGTATGAAACAGATGGTGGACTTTACGGTGGTATATGGGCTTCAGAAGTAGACTTCGGAGACGAAGCAACTTACGAAATGGATTTTTATGGTGGCTACGTAATAAAGCTATCAGATAAATTATCTGTTGATGTAGGTGTTAGACAATATAATTGGGATAAGGGATATGATGACGTTGAAGAAGCATTTGTAAAAGTGAATCTTAAAGGCGTATCTCTTGCGTACAATGTGGTTATGGGTGATTCAGATCAAAAATACATGCAAGTAGGATATACTCTACCATTTATTGACTGGGCTGACGTATCTTTAATGTACGGAAGATTTGACGAGAACAATGACTTTGGTATGGTAACAGTAGGCAAAATGCTTAATGACAATATCTGGTTAAGATTAGAAGTTATGGATGGCGCAAGACAAGGCCAATTCATGGACATGTCTAATTTAGGATTGTACTACAACTTCTAATGGCATATTCGCAGAAAGTAGTCGACAGATTTGAAGACGTACTAAATAATCCTGCAAAACACGCGGTCGGGACGTTTGATCCTCTCGACCCAGACGTTGCGACAGGCATGGTGGGAGCACCAGCCTGTGGCGATGTTATGAAACTAGACCTAAAGCTAGACGATAACGATAAAATATTAGATGTTAAGTTTAAGACTTATGGTTGCGGTTCCGCAATCGCTTCCTCCACTCTGTTTGTAGAAATGCTAACAGGTAAAACAATCGAAGAAGCAAAATTAATTAAGAACAAGGACATTGCAGATGCCCTTGAACTTCCCCCAATCAAGCTTCACTGTTCAGTACTAGCTGAAGGTGCAATTAAAAAAGCAATTTTACACTGGGAAGACAAAAAAGCAAAAAGGCAACATAACGGAGGCCCTAAATGATGGAAAACGAATACACAACAAAAGAAATGAAACCAACTGAAACTAAGGTTAAAAAAGTTAAGCCTTCTGAAGATGGAACTATCTATGAAGAAAGAGGACTGTACCATTTTAAAAGTAAAGGACAGGTTTATACATATACAAGCAAAGTAAAAGCGCAAGCTGGACTATTAGTAGTACATGGCTAAGTTAAAAGCATTCTTTAAAAATCTGATAGCGAAACTAGTTAGGTTTTACTACTGGTTTATTGATTGGTTCATTATATACGAAGAATTGACTGTTAGCTATAACTCAACTTATGGTGACGCAGATGATCAAACTTTCGTAGTAAGAAAATTCTATAAAAAGCAGCCAAAGTTTTTAAAATTTAAAACAAGAGAAGGTGACGTAGTAGAAATACGCGGAGCTGAAGGACTTAATTATAGGATATCACAATTATGAATCAACTACTTATAGGAATTATACTAGTACTAGGGTTAGGCAGTTATTACTTATATAACGCAAACCAGGTACTAACAGCAAATAACGCAGCACTAGAAGGTGCAGTTGCAACTCAAGAAGCTGCAATAGAAAATATGCAGAATGACTTTGCATTACAAACAAAAGAACTTGGAGCACTTCAGGCTAAGTCCCAAGCAACTCAAATGGAGATGAACAGATATTTAGACATCTTCAAAAGACATAATTTAACCAAACTAGCATCGGCAAAGCCAGGATTGCTAGAGCCTAAAATTAACAGAGGAACTAAGAATGTATTTGATTCAATCGAAGAAATTAGTAGGACTATTGACGCTCTCGATGATGGCGTCGAGTTGCAGTCTACTAAGTCCAAAACAAATTGAAGTAACAGCTAAACCTATGGATAGGATTATAACTCAGCCTATTCTCCCTAGAGCAATAGACTTGAAAGAGCCTATGTGGTATGTTGTTAGTGACAAAAACATTGAAGAGTTTCACGCAAGATTAACAAAAGAGCACGGGTCAATAGTATTCGTGGCCATGTCTATACCTGATTATGAACTGATGAGCTATAACATGCAAGAACTTAAACGCTATATAACAGAACTTAAAGAGGTAGTAGTTTACTATGAAAAAGTAACCGACCCTCAAGCGTTGAAGAATGAGCCTGCAAAAAAGTAGACTCGAAATTTGTAGCACGTGTCCGTACTACAATAGCCTTAAAGTGTGTAAAATATGTAAATGTTTTATACCGCTAAAGGCAAAGATTAAGAAGGCAAGTTGCCCTCTTAAGCTATGGGAGAGATAGCATGATGGAATTAGTAGGATTAGTTACTATGATAGTAACAGTAGCGAGTTTAATAGCCGCTTCAACACCAACACCAAAAGACGATGTGTGGATTGGGAAATTATATAAGTTTATTGACTTATTAGCCCTAAACATCGGAAAGGCGAAAGAATAATGCCGTACGGTAAAGGTACTTACGGATCTGCCGTAGGACGCCCTAAGAAGAAAAAGAAAAAGGGGAAAAAACGTGGCAAGAAAAAGTAAACCAAAAGGTTTGTATGCGAATATGAACAAAAGGAAGAAAGCAGGTACTAGTAGAACTAAGAAGAAATCTACTGTGACCAAGAAAGCTTTTGCTTTTATGAAAGCAGGTTTTAAAAAGAAGAAGAAACGTGGCAGTAAAAAGAAAAAGTAAGCGTACAGTCAAACGTAAAAAAGATACCCGTTTAAAAAGAGCTGGCGTACAAGGTTTTAACAAACCGAAGCGTACGCCAAGCCACCGAACAAAGTCCCACGTAGTAGTAGCCAGGTCAGGCGGCAAGGTTAAGACTATAAGATTTGGGCAACAAGGCGTGTCAGGAGCAGGAAAATCTCCAAAATCAGCGGCACAAAAGAAACGAAGAGCTTCATTCAAAGCTCGTCACGCAAAAAATATAGCCAGAGGCAAAATGTCCGCGGCATATTGGGCAAATAAAGTAAAATGGTAAAATTAAAAGAACAAGCTTTGAAGGTTTGGAACATGATCAACGGAAAAGACAAGAACTTAGATGGGAAGGTCGATATTAAAGATGCAATGTTAAAAGCCGAAGAAAAAGCAAAGAAGAAAAAGGAGAAATAAATGTCCATAAGATTATACGCAGCAGAAGCTGCTTGTGGTACTAGTGTTGGTGCAGCCTCTACTTTTGCGGATTCAACGCAGGTAAGGTTATTCAACAACAGTGCGGCTAACCAATTAGTAACTGTAGCAAATGCAGCAGACGCTACATTAGGTACTATGACATTAGCAGATGGTGAAATAACTATCATCATGAAAGACTCAACTGACCAAATATTTGCCGCAGCAGCGACAGTATTAGGCACACCAGTTAAGTATAGCTAATGATAGAAGGCTGGCTAAAGGAAGTTGCAGAAACAGCAGCAATAACTATTGAGACCCTAGAGAAGAAATCTCAAGATAGGGGAACAACTACCTACGCCGACGAAAGAGTACAGAGTTTGTGTATGGGATACTTGTATTTATTGAATTTATGCGATACTTACGAACTACTAGAGAGGCGTGACTTAGAAACGCTTACGGATTTAATTAAAAAACATACGACGATTCATTAATGTTAGATATAAGCAGAACAGACATACTCAGTACAGATATTATGGAGTTTGATGTAGCCGATAGGTTCATTAAACTTCCTATATCAGAATACATGAACTTATTAGGTATTACACCTAACAGTTCACAGACGGCATTAATCAATGCTGTCAACAACCCAAAATATAGATTCGTGTGTGCCGCCCTTTCAAGGCGACAAGGAAAAACGTATATCACAAATGTCATCGGACAGCTTGTGTCTCTCGTGCCAGGCTCCAACATATTAATTATGTCACCGAATTACTCACTTTCACAAATCTCTTTTGACCTACAAAGAAACTTGATAAAACATTTTGATTTAGAAGTTACAAAAGATAATGCGAAAGACAAAGTTATAGAACTATCTAATGGTTCTACTATTAGAATGGGTTCAGTAAATCAGGTAGACTCTGCGGTGGGTAGGTCTTATGATTTAATCATCTTTGATGAAGCAGCGTTAGCTGACGGAAGAGATGCTTTCAATGTAGCACTTAGACCTACACTGGATAAGGAGAACAGCAAGGCAGTATTTATTTCAACTCCAAGGGGACGAAACAACTGGTTTGCTGAATTCTGGAACAGAGGGTTTAGTAATGAGTTCCAAGACTGGGCTTCTATAAAAGCTACTTATCACGAAAATCCTAGAATTAGCGACAATGACATACACGAAGCAAGAAAAGCTATGTCAGCAGCAGAATTCGCACAGGAATACATGGCTGACTTTAATACTTATGAAGGACAGGTATGGACATTTAACTTTGAAACACAGGTTGGAGACTTTGAGAGACTTGATACTAGTAATATGGATGTATTCGCAGGATTAGACGTGGGGTATAAAGATCCTACTGCTTTCTGTGTGATAGCATATGACTGGGACGAACAAAAATACTACCTCATAGATGAGTACATGGACGCTGAAAGAACTACTGAGCAGCATGCTACTGAAATCTACAAAATGGTTCAGAAGTACAATATTGACTATATCTATATTGACTCCGCAGCCCAACAAACAAGATACGACTTTGCACAAAATTATGATATATCTACTATAAACGCCAAGAAATCGGTTTTAGATGGTATAGGACAAGTAGCTAGCATAGTTGACAACGATATGCTGCACATCGATCAAAGATGTACTAACTCCCTATCAGCAGTAGACCAGTATCAATGGGATCCCAATCCTAACTTGCTTAAAGAAAAGCCAAAACATAACATGGCAAGTCATATGTCAGATGCGTTAAGATATGCACTGTATACCTTTGAGACAAACTCGGGGTCATTTTAATTAAACAACCTACCAAAAAATTGTTCTTGACAAAAAGGTGAAATTTTGGTATAATTTTCAGTAATAGGAATTTATGGATTTAAAAAGAGATTTAGTCAAGTACGTACGGGACAAAGCCAAATCAGGCTACGATAAAGACACCGAATGTTATATTTGTGGAGAAACAGAAAACTTAGACTTTCACCACTACTACGGAATGACTGAGTTACTATACACTTGGATGAAGCTTAACAAAATAACGATTACTTCAGCCGACGAAATAATGAATCTTCGCGAACAGTTCATAGAGGAACACCTTACTCAAGTATACGACGAAGCAGCAACATTATGTAAAACCCATCACATAAGATTGCATAGTATATATGGAAAGAGACCAAAATTAGCATCAGCAATGAAACAGAAACGATGGGTGGAGATACAGAGAGACAAATATGGCATGGTATGATAGAATCTTAGGCAGAGAGGAGAAACTAAACGGTTCTCAACCTTATATTGCCTATCAGGAAGGACTAGCTATTGACAGTCGCGAAAAG